TCTGCTAATAAGAGCGTCGATACTTTTCCTAATCTTTTCATTACTTGACTGTATAGCGTTTATTTTTAGTGTTTCAGACTGTATTGTATCTTTAGTTTCTTTAATTTTATCTTTTAATACGCTAGCCTTTTCAGAAAGTAAAGTAATACCAAGTAATTGTTCAATAATTTCTCTTTGATCGTTAGTTCGCATACTAAGAAATGGCTCAGTGTATGTGTTTAGTGCAACAATGTGTTTAAACATGTTATGACTCATGCCAAGTAACGAATCAATATTTTTTTGTGTTTCTCTACTATCGCCTTGACTTTGATCTTCGAGATTATCAAGTTGTTCAGTATCATTGATATAAAATTTTAATATGTTAGGCGATCGTCCACGTTCAATTCGATATTTATTATTACTTTTCTCAAATGTTAATGTAACAATCATGCCTTTGTTGTTAGTTTTGTTGATTAAGTTGTTGCGTTTGATATTTGTTAATGCCTGCCCGTATAATGCATATGATAATCCGTTTATGATAGTAGTTTTTCCAGTTCCATTACGGCTTCCAGTATCGTCACCGCCTTGATCAAGGTTCTCGCCTAACACTAATGTTAACATTGCCTTGTCAAAATCAACTGCTTGTGTAACATTACCCACACTCATAAAGTTTTTAATAGTTAAATTCTTAAATTTTATCATTACAGGTCTCTATATATTTCTAATAATGTGTTTTTATTATAACTTTCGCTATCAATAGCAAGTATTTCATTACTTACTATCTCATCAACGCTTTCAAACTTCTCAATATCAACATCTGTATTAATTTCGTCAATATTTTTTTGAGGAACTAGTGTAATTTCTCTACATTTATATTCATTTATAAAAGTTTCTTTAATAAAGCTAGCTTCTTCAAAACTAATTGGCAAATCGAGCGTCACACGAAGATACATTTTGTTTTTAATAACAGTATCTTTTTGATCAATTAATTCACTTAGTTTAATGGTTCGATATTTTGGACATTCGTTCCAGTTAATGTATAATGGCTCACAACTGTTTTCTTTATCGAGAATCATCATTCCTCTATCGTCATCCCATGTATCTGCATAATTATGTGGAAATGCATTACCGATATAATGTATTTTTCCTTGCCGTTGACGCTTATGAAAGTGTCCGCTAAACACATATTCTTGATTTACAAAATGCGAAGACTTTAATTCACCATGATCGGGCATCTGTACCATTGCATTCATGTAAAATGATGGTAATTCAAAGTGTCCAAACAGATATTTGCTAGTAATTTTTGAAATTTGTGTCCATTCATCGCCAACTAGCCATGGAACAAATGCTACATCACTATCTTCGTAAATTTTGTCTATTACAGTTACGCCAGGAATATGTCTAGCAAATTCAGTTGATTTAATATCACGTCTATCTTTATAATATAGGTCATGATTGCCGGCAAACATATAAAAGTTTTTAAATGCTGCGCCTAACTTTTCTAAGCACCTAATTCCAGTGCTCATAGTTGTAAGATTTAAACTATTACGATTGTGATTCCAGTCTCCAGTAAAGATTCCAGTCTCACAACCATGTATTTTAGCTTGATCAATGTACCAATCAACATAGTCTTCGCAATCTTGATTGTGTATTCTTGAATTACCTTTTAATCCAAGATGTAAGTCAGTAAATACTGCTGCTTTCTTAAACAAATTAAACCTCGCTTATATTCTTCTTTATAATACAATAAAAGTTGTTAATTGTCAAGAAGATACTATCGATTGTTATACCTTTTTTCAGATGCTTCAAATTCACCAACACCTTGGCGTGTAAAGCTTGGATTTAAATTGTTTATTTCTAAAATATCATCTCGAATATTTTGATTACGCTTTTCGATGTTTATAACTCTTACAAATGAGTTTGTAACAGCCGCAGTATAATAAGCAAATGGATTTTGTGACTTCGATTCATCAAACTGAAGACCAATTTGTGATAATTGTAATATAGCCTGCCCCTTCATTTCGTCATTGTATGTATAACCTCGAACATTGCCTCTAGTAGCATATCTTTCACATAGTTTGATCCACATCATTGCTAGTTTATTTGTTGCTCTTCCGTGATCTTTTGAAAAGTATCCATTTTCCATCCCTTCAATCCAGTGACTTTTACCAACACATTGCAGTTCATTATTTTCGTCAAACTTATAATGCTGAAAAGGTGGAAAATTTAATTTAACTTTAGTATCTGCAATTGTTTTAGGAGTTTTCTTTCGTCCAAACTCGTCTGGAATATGATCATATGTCATAATTCGAAAGATTAGTTCTTCTTTTGTAATTTTTCTATAGTCAACTTCGCATTCAGCTAGTTTTACTTTCTTTCCTTGGGCTTTATGCCCTTCGAATATTTTTTGTGTAAGTTTTTTTGCTTTGTTTCGTTTAGCTTCTGCAATAGTTCGTATATTAATGTTGTCTGTTGCTGGCAAAATAATATCAAAGTTTGCATATGACTCGTCTATGTAACTACAAAATGAACTTTTTGATTTATGTATCTCTAACAGGATATCCTTGTTGTTTAAATAATTAACTTTTTTCATTATATCTCCTACTATATTTATTATAATATATGTACTTAATTTTGTCAACTAAATACACTGGAGAGTAGGTATAAAATGAGTTTATCTAAAATAGTTAAAGGTTTAAGAACAGTTAGGTCTGTGGTCAGAGACGTTAAAAATGTAGCAAATACTGCAAATACAATAAAAAATACATTTGAAAATATTGCAGATGGTAAGTCGTTTGTTAGTCATGGCAGAATGATAGGATTACCTTCAGGCGCTCAGTATACAGCTACATATTCTCCAATTACTCCAACTAGTCAAACATCGAGTAATGATTGGAGAGTAAGATTACATCTACCAACAGGTATTGAATTCTTCCAAGCTAATAATTCAGTATTAGCACCGTTACGAACATCTGGTAATTCAATGGTATTTCCAGCAACTCCGCAAGTTGTTGCTGCTCATAGTGCAAATTATAATACAGTACATCCTACTCATAGTAATTATGCTTTTAATACCTACGAAAATAGTTCAGTTGATGATATATCAATTAGTGCTGAATGGCCAGTTGAAAATGAAGCTGACGGAAAATATTGGATAGCCTCGACTATGTTTTTACGTGCAGTAACTAAAATGTTTTATGGTAAGTCGTCAAATTCAGGTGCACCTCCGCCTTTGGTATATCTAAGTGGATACGGAGATGTTATATATAACAAAGTTCCAGTAGTTGTAAAACAAGTATCTGTTGATTTTCCTGCTAATGTTGATTACATTAAAGTTCCTGTTGCACCAGGCTCGGTTACATTTTCAGCTAGAACTGGAAAATTTACTAATAACGACTCTGCAACGTATTCATATGTGCCAACTTTAGGAAGATTTAATATATTAGTATCTCCGACATACAGTCGGAACGAAGTTTCAAACTTTAGTTTAGATGAATTTACTAAAGGACACTATATTGGAACAAATAAAGGAATAATATAATGTACTCTAACACCAGTCCTTGGAAAGTTACGCCTTTTGAACAAGCAAATCATTTAGGATTGTATCAAAAGAGAAGTATTCCAGCACAAGATACCGATATAATATACGAAATAAAACCGCAATACACATATCGTCCTGATTTATTAGCATTTGATTTATATGGAACTCCTAAATTATGGTGGGTATTTTCTGTAAGGAATATGGACGTATTAAAAGATCCAATTTTTGATTTTAAAGCAGGAACTAGTATATACTTGCCTCAAAAAAGCTTATTATCAGCTGTAATAGGAACATAAAATGAGTTTACAACCTAATCCATTAAATCAGTTTAGATTGTACAATTATAGATTGTCTTTATCGGCAGTTACAAAAGAAGAATATAATTCGGGCAATTATCTAGATTCTGAAAGATTGGTTATTGCAAGATCAGGCGGAACACCTGCGGGTAGTGGAAATATACAAACATATACCGAAGAACAGTTAGGAATAAACGTAGAATACTTTATTGATGATTTAAATATAGAAGGATTAGTAATTCCGAACGGCGGCACAGGCACTTCAGAAGCCACTCAAATGTCATTTACTATTAGCGAACCGTATAGCATTGGGTTGTTTTTTCAAACACTAAATGTTGCAGCACTTGAGGCTGGGTTTAGAGGAGGTGCAATGGAATCGCCTTTTTTACTAACAGTTGATTTTATCGGACACACTGATACTGATACTACTAAAACTTTGCCTAAACACAGTTTTGCTATTAAAATTGTTGATCTTAAATTTAACGCTACTGCTTCGGGCTCAAATTATCAAGTTCAAGCAATACCTGCAAATCATCAGGTGTTTACAGATACATTTCAAGAAGTTAAGACAGATGTAAAAATTAAAGGTCAGTCAGTTGATGAAGTTTTATCTTTAAACGAAAATAGTTTACAAGCACTATTAAATAGTCAAGAACTAAACAGAGTTTCAAAAAATGAAAAAACAGTTGCAGACAAATATTACATTATATTTCCAAAAGATCCTACTCAAGTACAATCAAGTATTGACGGACAAAGTGCTGTAATACAAGGAGCAAGTACAAATCCTAGTAATTTTGGTGCATTATCTCCTGAAGATATTGTACCTTTTAATAAAAACAAAGTTACAGTTAATAAAACTAAATTAAATCAATCTTCAAATAAAGAAGTTGACGAATTTAACAAATTAACAGGCGGCGGATCGTATTTACTAGATGGTAAAAGAATAGATCCTACAGACAATAATTTAGATGCATTTGGCGGCTCGGGACGAGTAATTGAAAATACTAACAATAAAGATAAATCATCTAATTTTGGTGCATTATCTCCTGAAGATCAAGTTATACCCCTAGGCCAGCCAGGTAGCACCTACGACGAAGTTCCTAGCAGTATAACACCAGCTAAAAGTGTTCCAGTTCAATCTGGGCCCATTACTCGGCCCACAATAATAAATCCAAATTCTAATCAGTTTGGAAGTAGTCTAATAACTGACAATTTTCAAACAAAAGGCACTAGTCCTTTTGGAGTTGATAATCTTGTTTGGGAAAATAATGTTTACAAAAGAGGAAGCATGTCAATTGATCCCCTTAATAGAGAATTTACTTTTGCTCCAGGTACTAAAATAGAAAAAATGATTGAAGAAGTAATACTTAGCAGCGAATGGGGCGAAGGATTAATTGACATAAAGCCCGGTCCTGATAAAAAAATTGAATGGTTTAAAATTGACGGCCATTTAAAAATTATCAGTGACGACAATGGTGCTGGACGTCCGGCATATCAATTTATATTTGCTGTAATTCCTTATCAGATGGATTATGGAATTTTTGATAGTAATAATGAACAAAATTATGATGAATTAATACAAAATTGTGTCAAATCTTATAGTTATACATACACAGGTAAAAATATTGATGTATTAGATTTTGAATTTAAAATTGACAATAGTTTTTTTAGACCAATGATTGATACTCAAGCAACTGAAGACAAACACAAAGCTGGTGTTGCTTCAGAAGAACAAACAGCAATTAGTCAAAATGATGTATTACAAGTAACTGACGGGTATGAAGAAGCTGCCGGGAGAATTTTACCAAGAAGTGAACCAGTATTAGAAACTGGAGCAAAAATAAAAGGTGGCTCGTCAAAAAAAACTGATAAGAAGATTGTAGCTGAACAATTTCAATCGTTGGTTATGAACAGTGATATTGAAAATATTGTTTTAGATTTAACAATTTGGGGAGATCCGTATTATTTGTTAGATAATGATGCAGGAAATCAAAGATTTGCTTCAAATAAATTTACAACTGCTAATGGAACTATAAACACAAAATCAACCGAAGTTGATGTTCTTGTACGTTTTAACAGTGCTATCGATTATAATTTAAGAAATACACTACAAATAGATCCAAATAATGCGTTTAATGGTGTGTACAAGGTTATAACCATTAGTACAGCTCTTTCAAAAGGACAGTTTGTACAAACATTAAAGTTGTTAAGGCGCCCAGGACAAAGTGATAGTAGTGTTGAATTTTCAAATTCAATAATTGAAAATTTTACTTCAAGTCTTGATCCTAAATTTATTCCAACCATGCTTGAAAACAGAAGGGTGTTTAATAATCCAATTTCAACGTCGTTTTTTGGTAATGCAGCATCTAACTTATTTGCTGATCTTGGCCTAGGAAAAATTAATGTTCAAGAGTTAGAAAAAATTTCAGCAGCTCCGGTTATTGAAATACTAAACAAATCACAAGAATTAATTGATGTTGGTTTACAAATTCAAAATAATCTAAGAAATTCTCTGTCTTCAATTGAGGGACTTTCAGGAAAGTTAGGAATTGATATACCTAACCTTGGCACAATGGTACAAAATATTCCTGATGCAAGTCGGGCACTTAAACAAGTATCGTCAGATTTAGCAGGCGCAGTATCTGCTACTAACGCTAGCGATTTAATAAAAAATGCAAAGCCTTGGGTTAATCCTGATTTAGCAAAGCCTTGGGTTAATCCTGATTTAGGAGTACAGCAACTTAAAGAAGCAACTTCTGCCTTACAAAGTCAATTTCCTAAGGGAATAAACTCTGCATTACAGCAGGCAACAACTGATTTACAAAGTCAATTTCCACAAGGAATTGGCTCAGCATTAGAGAAAGCAAAATTATCAATTGATGGTGCTGTAATTGGAGGATTAAGTGAAATACCTCAGGCACTTGAAGGTCTGTCACAAACATATGGTGATTTACAAAGAGATTTATTAAAAAAACATAGTCAAATATTTGATGATATATCATTAGCGCCAAAATTATTAGAATCTCAGCCAATTGAAGAATTAATAAACCTTGGAAAAGCAACTGCAGAAGACTTTGCTACTAAAAATCTTTCTGGAGAACTTAATCAACTTAAAAATAATGTAATAAAGGTATTTAATTAATATGTCAAACCAAGTTAAACGTACCTCTCATAAAATACCAAGCAGCATTGGCAGCGGACCTTTTGTTGCTAAAGTTATAGGTCACCTTGATCAAACCTTTATGGGATCTTTAAAAGTTCAGTTACTCTACAGTGGTAACTCAGGAAATAGAGATTCGCAAGAATCTGAAACACGTATTGTAAAATATGCATCTCCTTTTTATGGTGTTACACCGTTAGAAAGTTCATCTGGAGACGATAATTATAGAAGTACACAACAAAGTTATGGTATGTGGATGGTCCCGCCTGACATTGGTACGTTAGTGCTGGTAATTTTTGCAGAAGGACATGCCGATTATGGATATTGGATTGCCTGTATACCAGACGATTATATGAATTTTATGGTTCCGGGAGGATATGCAGCCACTGAACTTACTACACCTGGAACTCCGCCTGAACTAATTGGAAAAAAATTACCAGTTGGAGAATACAATAAGCATACAGTAACACCTGATAAATATGACCCAACATTATACCCTAAACCGTATAACTATGATTTTACACAAATATTAGAAATTCAAGGACTGTTAGATGACGAATCAAGAGGAACTACTACATCAAGTGCAAGGCGCGAAGTACCAAGTGCAGTGTTTGGTATTAATACACCCGGTCCGTTAGATAAAAGAATAGACTCGCCAACAGGAAAACGGGGAACTAAAGATCAGGCTGCAGATGTATTTAGAAGTAGACTAGGCGGAAGTTCGTTTGTAATGGACGACGGCGATGATAAGTTTGTTAGACGCTTTCATGCATCAGATCATGCACCTGAATATCTAAGTAGAGAAAATGACGAAACTGATGGCGACGATACTATTCCTCAAAACGAACTAATTCGTTTAAGAACTAGAACAGGACATCAAATATTATTACATAATTCTGAAGATTTAATTTACATTGCTAATTCTCGAGGAACAGCTTGGATTGAATTATCATCAGATGGTAAAATTGATATACATGCACAAGATAGTATTTCCGTAATGAGTGATAATGATATTAATTTTACAGCTGAAAGAGATTTTAATGTTGAAGCTGGTCGTAATGTTAACATCAAAGCATCTGCTAGGTCGAGTGATGGAAATGCTATTGAAAATGGAGCACCAAGTGGTAGGATCCGTTTAGAAAGCACACACGATACTGAAATACACACTGGTGCAGACTCAAAACATACTATATTAGGAACATATGATATTAATGTTAAACAGGAAATGAAAACTACTGTTAGTGATAATTATAATCTGCATTCATCGACAAACATATTTCAAAAAGCTGACAGTGCCTTTCATCAAACTGCTGGACAAAGCTTATATCATACAAGCGGAAATAGTACATATAATAAATCTGGAGCATTTATGTACAATGATGCAGCTGGATCAATATATCAAAAATCAGGAATGTCAATTATTAATAGTGCAGCAAGAACATTTTGTGC